AGTAGTTGGCTTACAGTTAAGCAGTCGATTTCACCTTCAGTAATGATAAGTCGTTTCCCATTGTTATACAGTTGTTGTCCAAAGAATGTCTTACTGAGCTTTCCCTTGACTGCGAAGGACTTGTCTTGGAAGCGTAGTTTTTGTCCGACAAGTGCTCCATCTTCATTGAAATAATTAGCCACTTGGCAAGGCTTACCTTTGTATGTCGTATAGTAGTACTGGTATTTACGACAAGTGCTCTCGGTTATACCTCTTGCCTTCAGTGGCTTTAAAGTCATATCACTAATGAAGTCGTCATACTTAGTTGTCGTTTCAGTGTCGTTGCTATTATGCAGTGCATTACAGGAATAGCAATAAGTGTGTCCGTCAGTGTACTCGCTTAGTGCGTCAGATGAGCCACAGTCAGGGCACGGAAGATGAGCTCTTAAGATTTCTGAAGTACTCATCGAATGTCCATATCTTCGACTGATACGTCTACATCGTCAGGCTCTAAGTCGTTGCTTGAGATTGCTTCAGTAACATAAGCGATTGCTTCGTTTTCCGTAACGTCCTCTAGTTCAACTTCGTAGAGCTCAACTCGTTTAGCATAGATAGTGATAGACTTATGTTTTCTGTCCATCATGCACTGGTACTCTCTAAGCTCCTCTCGTGTATCACTCAATGATTTCAACTCCTTTATATTGCTCTTGTAATGCATTGAGTACGACTTCTAGACTTGCTTGAGCTTCCTCGGTAATGTCGCTTAGAACACTGATGGTAGTCTCATAGTTAGCCATCTCGCCATGTGCTACAGCTTCTTCAGGTCGATACTTATTGACTTGCCCATCAGCAGTGATTAAGTAGTGATGAGGGAAGAATAGGTAGCCTGCCTTTTGACTGTTCCGAAGAATAACTTCAGGGCTCTTGTCGTTCAATGCATATTGAGTTACTTTAATATATTTAGTCTCTTTACGCTCTTTAAGTTTTCCGTATGTTTTGATTTGTTTCACCTCTCTTTCTCTTCTATCCATTTCTTAGGAATGACTGTACCTATGTGATACTGGAAGCCATTCTTTTTGCACCAGTCGCTGTATTTGTTAGCTTTTGTCTTAGTGCTTATATATTGATCTTTCATAAATAAAAATCTTATGTCTAATTCAGGGTGTTGCTTCTTGATTGTTAAATGTTTACTCCTATCTTCAGGAAGAAAAAGCCCTTTGGCTTCGACAATAATGCCATTCGACAAAATGAAGTCAGGCTTATAGAAGTGCTCAGTTGTGTAGGGCACTTTCATTGTCTCGTACTCAAAGGGTACTTTTGCTTTCTCAAGGTTTTTCTTCACTTGACTCTCGAAGTTGCTTCTCGTCGACTTGTCTGCTCGTTTCTTAAAGCCACCTAGTCGACTAAAACTCCAGCCTTTAGCCATAGGCTTACCATTCTACGTCGTCAGAGTCGTCAAGTTCGCCTTTAGCTTCTACATCGAAGCCATAGTTCTCAGCACTACCGCCACCATTGTATTCTTTAAGGTCTTTTACAAGTACTGCATTGAGTCGTAAAGTAATACCATAGGTCTTAGCGTTCATTACATAAGGCTCGGCAGTTACTGCTACTTGTACTTTAGAGCCATTACCAATCTTAGTGCCAGATGGTAGTGGTTCACCATATTTGTCGAAGACTGCTAACTTACGACGTACTAATTGACCTGTAGTTTTGTCTTTAAATTCATGCTTAGTCTTAGCTTTGAAGCACTCGCCTAAGTCCTTATCTTCTTTTACAGACAAATTGATAGGTACTTTGCGGTTAGCTTTCTTTTCTAATTGATCTTCAGCTTCGTTAAAGATTTCTTCTAGTGCGTTCTTGAGTTGCTCAGTTTTCTCGTCGCTTTCTAAACGCACCATAATGGAGTAGCCGATTTCATTACCTTCGTATGTCTCAGGACTATCTGTGTGTGCCCATACAGCCGTACCATTTAACTTCATGTCTTTTCCTAATTTTACTTTTGCCATTGTGTGTTATCTCCTTTAATTGACAAAAAAAAAGGGCACTCATTAAGAGTGCCCTTAGATTATATTTAGTTACTTACCAGTACTACCACTTTCAGTTCCTCGTTCAGTGTCCTCGATTACTTCACCTTCGACAAAAGTCATTGGTAATGTTTTCTCAAGCCAGCACTGAGCGATACGTTGTCCTTGCTCAAGGAATACAATGTTTTTACTGAAGTTTCGTAACATGATTACTACTTCGCCTCTGAAGTCCTCATCAATGATACCTTCAGTGTTCGCCAGTGCAATAGGATAGTCTCGTCCTACACTGGATCGTAATTGAATACGCATTGTATGTCCTTTAGGAATGACTACCTTGAAGCCTAGTGGTACCACTGTAGCTTGTGCTTGTACTCCTACTGGTGGTACTCTTACGTCCTCAGGTAGTGTAATGTCCATACAGCCAGCTCCTTCAGTTTTAGCTTCAGGAATTACTGCTGTGTCTTTAGTTAGCTCAATGAGTACTTGCTCACCATTCAGTGTGATTGTTTCTTCTGTTTTCTTTGGTCGTGCCATTAGTTCTCCTTTCTGATTTGAAAATAACGTCTCCAGTAGATATCCCCTGTGATGCCTACTCGTGTATCCTTAAATTCCCATCTTTGACCAATGTTACTTACCGTAGTACTTAAGAGTGTTTCTTCTTCAAGGTCTACTGTACGATTGTTGTCATGTTCTTCTGTAACAGTTACTACAGTACCCACTGGTAGCAGTTCCTTTAGTTCTTCTATAGTGAAGTCCTTAGCGTCATACCACTTGTTAGGTTTTAAGGTTTTCTTTGGTTTATCCTCTAATAGCGTTAAAGAGTATTCATGAGCACTCCATGCGTTATCACTATTTACACCATAGATACTTCGTAATGCGGTCCAACCTAACCCTTTTTTGTCTAATTCAATAATATATGCTGTTGGGTTAGCACTATTTTTCATAGGCAGTCTAATTACTGTACCTGTTCTTTCATCTTTGTCGCCTTTGTAAACCACTACACGATCACCAACTTTAAACTTGTGTTCACCTTCAGGTTCCTCTACAGGCTCAGGTTCATCTTCTTGTCCGTACCCATAGTCCCCATAGATATGCTCTGCGTCCTCATCTAGGAATTCGTCCATGTCTTTCTTCTCAAGCACTTCAATTAGCTTCTCAGCGTAGTGCTTAATTTTCTCTGCGTCCGTTAAGGCTTGCCCTTTGTCTCGCAAGGTATACTTAATGATATTACCTTTTAGGTATGCGACAAATTCCTCAGTGGTGAAGTTTCTCTCCATGATTTCCCATGGTTCGATTGCTAAGATTTCGTAATGTTTGCTATTTGTATTCATGATGTTATCTCCAGTTTCCAGTCAAATAAGTTTGAATTAAGAATAATAATTGTAGTCGTCTGTAGTGTACTTGTTGTGCTCTAAAGTTTTTACCCATTATTTCTCCTCGATGATTTTAAACCAGTTGTTACTTACAAATTGGTATCTTTCGACATAAATAACTGTTTCTTCACTGTCCCACCCATCGACTTCGCTTTCTACTGATGTTACTGTTGAGTGTACAATGATACTTCTGTCTCCTTCAGGTGTATTTCTTTTCTCATCTACTATTCCGTCAGTTACGATTGCTACTAAAGTACCAACTGGAAGTAATTTCTTAAGTGTTTCTACCTCAAAGGTTCTAGCGTCATACCACTTGCCTACTTCTAGTTTTTCTTCAGCAGACTCTTTAAGCATTATTAGCTTTCCAGTTAGTGTAAAGCTCTTAATAGGTGTACCTTCGTCATCTAATAGTAATACTTTCTTTGCTAACTGATCCTCAAGGTCTGCTACACGCTTCTCAAGTTCTGCTATTTTATTGTTCTTTTTGGCTAAGACTTTCTTTAGGATACTATTTAAGTCATCAGCTTCTCTACACAGGAATTTATTCCACTCAAGGTCTGCTTTAAGAGTCATGTTTTGTTCTTTTAGTTCTCTATTTTGTGTTAAGAAATCAAACATTAGTAATCTACCTCCTCATTTAGCAATCTTTCTTTAATAGCTACTGGTAAAATTCTTCCAGTTGTTGTCTCCATGTTCATCAAGACTTCTTTGTCGTGTACATTGGTGTCGTCAAGCTCAAGGCTCACTACTGTTAGTGTTCTCATGTCAATTACATATTTCATAGTTGTTTCTCCTTTAGTGTTTCCAATCGTGGTCGCCTTTAATAATGTTGCTGACCACTTTAAGCACTACTAAGAGTGCCCATAAGACTGCTAAGCCGACGACAATAGTAGTGAAGGCTTTCATAAGAATAAGTGCTGTGATTAATTCATATACCATGTGGACTCCTTTCTATTAACTCTAGTTCCACGAATAGAGAAAAGCTGGTGTTGGAATTGCTTCTCTCTATATCGTCTGTACATTAGAAATCCTAGTGAGTTTCTTACGAATACTTAGTGAAATATAAAGGTACTATTAAGGATTTCTTTTAGATCAAGGTTGCCTTTAGGAGGCTCAGGAATGTCCGACAAGTCCTCGCCTGTCATCTCTTCTACATACGCCTTGAATTCCTCAATAGGTGAGTGCTCTATATATAACTTATATAGTTGCTCACGAATAACCACTTGTAGTCGTCTAGCTTCCCCTAAAGAGGTTCCGAAGCTATCATGAATTGTCGTGTAGTTCGACAAACCAGCTTCGTTTACTACCATCATTAAGTGAGTGCTGTCTAAGCTGTGGATAAAGTTAGGAGCTATTCCATTCTTTTGTCCATTTAGGTCTAATGTCTCGTCCTCATCTACGTCTTGGTAATAACCAGTCCAGCGTACTCTATCTCCGAAGCGTGTTTGGAATTGCTTCTGTACAAGCTTCAAATACTGCTGTTGTACTGGTAAACCTAAAGGTGTCCACCAGTTGACTGGTAGTCCATGCTTAGTGAGTACTTTAGCTAGTGCTTTAAGATACTTCATGCCCTCTGTAGCACTGACTACAGTTGTCTGCACTTCCTGCCATACCAACTTAGCCATGTACTTTGCACAAGGCTTTTCAAATCTCTTGAAATGTGGGTTGCCTTTGCAGGTATCCTCAAGGATCTGCTCCTCGAAGCCATAACGTCCACTTCCGTAGGCAAGAGTCATTACATTTCTTTTGACTACCTTGCGTGTTACTCCATGAGCTAGCCATGCTTGAGCCATTGAGCGTGTTCCGAAGTGTACCCTTTGCCCACCACCTACTTCTTCCTTCTCGACTTCATCTAGTGTTCCGCTTAAGGCGTCCTTTTTGACAATCTTAAGTACTTTGTCGGCTACTTGCTGGTAGATATCTGCTGGTCTCTCATGGTCTATAAGGTTTACTGCACTGCCACCAACTTCGTCCCTTAACATAGCACTGTAGTGCTGTAAGCCTGAGCAAGTGCCATCATAGGCGATGACTAAAGGGCAACTGTAGCCCTCATATGTATTGTTCTCTTGGTAGTGCTTGAGGCTCTCAACGTACTCGAAGCACCACGCTAAGAATTGTAAAGGTTCATCTGCCTGTTCCCACCAAAGGTAGTCCAATGGTGAGCTGGCGGAGTCGACAATATTAGAGTGGTGAGCTCTCACCCATTCCACTTGCTCGTCGTGGGATACTTTGTCGTTGCCCCATAGGTTAGCCCCTTGCCAGTAGAGTAGTTCTATATCTGAGCTCTCCTTTAGTGGCACTGGGTTGCTATACACGATCAGGGACTTCATGAAGTCGTCTCCTTGATGGTTAAAGAGTGGTATTGGGTAGATACGTCCTCTAAAGTCGATATTGCAAGGGAAGTAGATATTTTCATATCCCTTGAAGTCCTTAGCGTATCTAAAGAGTCTTAAGGCTCTAATAGCTTTACTACGTCTTGGTAGTTCAATATCTAGCCACTCATGGTATCTCTTACCGAAGTCTTTTCTTGACTCCTTGAAGCCCTGCTTAGGTTCCTCGTATGGTTCCATCTGAGGAATGTCTGCAAGTCCGCCACCTTGTTCTATAAGTGCCTCAATGACTTCATACATTCTGTTGTTAATTCTGTATGGTGTCTCTTGAATACGATTTACTGCACCATATACTTGAGACAAATCTACGTCTTGAATTTTCTTGATGTAGCTCTTGACTACTTTAGTCTTTCCGACAATATGACTAATCCGCATGAAGTGTAAACGATCTGCCATGACTCCATAGTAGCCACCTCGGTTTATGTCGCTCCATTTCTTAGGAGGCATGATTGTTGGTGTACGGTCTGTAACGAACTGACTGATAAAGTCTGCGTTATATCGGTATACCTCTAGTAGCTTTTGAGTTGGTTGCAGGAGCTTAACGCTATCATTAGCGTCGCTAGTGGTGAGTAGGTCTGTTGACTGAATAAGAATATAAAGAATATCCATGCCCATGTTCACTACTGCTTCTTTGTGGTACTTTACCCATTCAAACTTGTTTTTCTTCATGATGGTCTTGATATGTCTTGTCTTTTGATAAAGCATAGCTCTTTTATCTAAACCATCTTGTATTCTATTAACTTGCGTTCCTGTCTCATCTTGCTTAAGGAACGCTTCAGTTTGAGCATTGTAGTACAAGCTGTTACCTATTTGGTATGCACAGCTGGATACACTAGCTTTATAATGAGTCGCTAGGGCTTCATTAAGTGCTTGCTCTAGTGCTGTTGCACAAATATTTAGCACTAGGGCTTCCATTCCGAAGGCTTCAAGCATAGCCTTTAGAAGCTCACGATACTTCTTGCCTACCCCTCGGCGTGGCTTGGTATTGTCCACGATCCACGCTTCGATGTTCACCGCAAATGGTTCGACAAATAACTTCTTCAAGCCACTGCCTAAAGGCTGGCTCGTGATGTTGCCTTTATTCCTTGCTTGTTCTAGTCGTTTTTTGAATGACTCTTGAGCTAGGCTAATGTAGTATCTTTCTAACTCTTTTTGTTGTTCTATGGTTATGCTTTTCATATGTCTTGTCCTTTCCAGTGGTCATCTGTAGGCTTACCGCCTTATATCTCTTGTCCACCCTTGAGCCTAAAAATGGGTATAAAAAATACACCTATCGACAATTCAAGGTTTCAATAGGTGTATTCAATTCGTTGTATCCTATGGGAATAGTGCAAGCGTCCCCGCAATGTCCTCATATGTTTTATCCATGAGTGTTTGTAAAGTTGTATGTCTATAGGCTTCCTCCTGTGTCATTTCGCCTTGATGGGCCTCCGCCTCATCTTCAATTTTCTTTATGCTCGCCTTGAGCTTCTGTAGAGTCTGAGCCAGCTTCCTACTGGATATCTGGAAGTCTCTACATTGTTGCTCTAATTCTTTCTTTGTCATTAGAACACCTCATGTAGTTTGAAAAATTCTACATATGGATAGATAAATACATACTGTTCTATTCCTTCTTCATCTGTTCCCATATATATCCAGTCAAGTCCTAGAGTTGGCTTATAGCCATTCTCTTGGATAAACTTAATGAAGTTTTCTAGTGGTATCCCCATATCCTCAAGAAAGAATGTTTCAAATACTGGCTCCCAGTTCATCGCTTGAGTCTCTTGAGCTACTTCTAC